CTCATCGATGGGTGGCATGATCTTCGGATAGTAGCGGGCGCAGAGTGGAAGCAGGAGATCGATCAAAGATTGGATGACTCGGAGCTGATTCTTCTGCTGGTGAGCCCGGACTTTCTAGCCTCCGATTATTGCTATGACGTGGAGATGAAGCGCGCACTAGAACGACATGAAGCAGGCCATGTCCGCGTCCTCCCGATCATAATCCGGGACTGCGACTGGAGTGGTGCGCCGTTTTCAAGGCTTCAGGTCCTCCCCCTCCGCGGGAAGCCTGTTCGCCGCTGGCGTGATCGAGACTCCGCATGGAAGAGTGTCGCGGCAGGCATCAAGGACGCTGCCTACAGTATCAGGGCTGCGCGCGCACATCGACGATGACAATGGTGCATTCTGCGGCGTCTTTTGTGACCCGAGGGTTGTGGGAACGTTCAGCCACGTCCCGCGGATGTCGGCCACTTGTATAGAGCTCCAGCGGCCGAGCACTAAACATACGTCCAGTGAAGTCGGCTTCCATGCCACGTGCCCAGCCGCTAGAGTTAACGAACGTCCTGCGACGTGACCGGCATTGACCGGGACCAGACCCGTGAAGCGGGTCAGGTCCGTTCCGAGTTGCCGAAATGGGGATCGCAACGGACTCCTGCGATGATGGTTTAAGACGGCGATTTGGGAGATTACTCCTGGTAAGTCGCCGTCCCGTCAACTTGACGGACACCGTTCAGTCGGACAAGTGAACGTACCTCATTCGGTAGACATCGACCTCAAATCTAGCGTATAAAAGAAACAAGGGCCCGGTTCGATAGGCCAGCGCAAAGCGCACCCTCCGAAAGAACCCTCACAGTCTGAAGTGTCGTGACGAGGTGAGGCATGATTTCACAAGCTAATTCTCAGAGTACCCGGATACTCCGGCCGTGCTCGACTCCGGGCTGCCCCGAACTCTCTTCCGCGGGCCCGTGCGAGTCTCATCGGCGCACGCGCCAGCTTGAACATGACGAACGCCGGGGCACAAGCGCCGAACGTGGATATGATGCGGACCATCGTCGACTGCGGATCCTCTGTTTCCAACGCGACGGCTGGCGGTGTGTGGATTGCGGCTGGGAGCCCGATATCGTGAGCGTGTTCCGCGAGGCCGATCTCGGTGACCTACCCACCGACAAGGTGCTCGACGAACTTCGCGCGAGACACAACCGTCGAGAGCGCCACCTACACGCGGACCACCAAGTGCCAATCCAGCAGCGGCCGGACCTCCGGCTCGATCTAGACAATTTACGGACGCGTTGCGATGTCTGTCATCGCGGGAAGACGGTACGTGAGTCTAGGGGCACCGGTAGGGGGGATCAAATAGGTGGCGATCGACATCGCGGAACCACGCGGTGGTCCCGCATAAAAACTCGCAGGTTTCCAAGATTTTCTGGGATGCGCCATACGGTTAGCGGCCTGACACAAGATGTTGATTCCCTGCCCTGCACGGAGGAACCTCTGGCGTGACCAAGACTGCTCGCAAAAAACAGAACGGCAAAGACATAGCGCGACCGAGGCCGGCTTCTGCCGTCTGGAAAAACCGTATCGTGGGCTACGGCGAAGAACCGCCCGATCAGCTTCTTGCGAACGAAAAAAACTGGCGAATTCACCCAAAAACTCAGCAGGAAGCGCTGAAGGGAGCATTGTCAAAAGTAGGCATCGTTCAGAACGTGATCGTAAACCGGCGAAGCGGAAAGATGATCGACGGCCATCTACGTGTACAGATGGCAATTAGCGAAAACCAGCCAACAGTTCCAATCACTTATGTCGATCTGTCGGACGAAGAAGAAGCGCTGGTTTTGGCCACGATTGACCCAGTTACTGGGCTGGCTGGCACAGATCAGGAACTTCTAGATTCCCTCATCACGGACATCCGGCTAAGCGACCTGGGCATGGACCTGGGGACCGGATTGAATGATCTGCTCAATAGTCTTTCTCCCGATCCTTCGCTGGCTGCGGTAGAAGGCGAAGATGACGTCCCGGAGTTGCCCAGCGAGCCGGTGTCGCGGATGGGCGATCTATGGCTGCTGGGCGATCACCGGCTCCTGTGCGGCGACTGTACAGATTCAGCCACGGTATCGCGCTTACTGCAGTCCTCGCAGCCGTTGATCATGATCACAGATCCGCCCTATGGCATTGAGCTCGATTCCGAGTGGCGCGATCGGGCTGGACTCAATGGTCACGGGCCGGCCGAAGCCAGCTACATGAAGCATCGCACCGAGGGGCATACAAATACCTCGATCTCTTCCGACACCCGCGCTGATTGGTCGGAAGCCTTTGCTTTGGTCGGGAGCCTCGAGGTCGCGTACGTGTGGCATGCTTCCAAGTTCACTCGGGAGGTTCTGGACGGGTTGCTGCGAATTGGCTTCCTGCACCATCAGCAAATCATCTGGAACAAGGGGCGTACGGTGCTCACCAGAACCCACTATTGGTTTCAGCACGAACCTTGCTGGTATGTGAGAAAAAAGAACGCGCCATGGTTTGGAAAACCGGGAGAGAACTCGACGATCTGGGATTCCCCGTCGCCCAAGTTCATCATGGGATCTTCGAACGAAGAGAAGTTCGATCATCCTACACAGAAACCGGTCGAGTTGATGCGGCGTCCGATTCTGAACCATACCAAGAGAGCGGATGTAGTTTACGATCCCTTCCTCGGCAGCGGGACCACATTAGCAGCCGCAGAAGTTACCGGCCGCATATGCTACGGCATCGAGATCGACCCACGCTACGTGGATGTCATCTGCCAAAGGTGGATGGCTCTGACCAAAAAGCAAGCCACGTTGGACGGCGACGGGCGCACCTTCGCAGAGGTCCAGGCCGAGCGCGGGGAAGTACCGGTATGACGGACATTGAGCGCTGCGATAAAGAAATCGCCGAGGCGGAGGCTATGCTGCGCGCCGGGCATTGTGACGTGTCCGGGCTTCTCCTGCAGTTGATGGATTGGTCGATCGAGCGACGTATGTTATCCGGCAGCGGTGCGGTCCAACTATGTGGCGGCAATCTCGGCAACCATGTGGAGGCGATGTGGGCTTGAGGGGACCGCCTCCGAAACCGACCCGCATCCGCATGCTCGAAGGGAATCGCGGACGTCGTCCACTACCCACCGACGAGCCGCAGTATCCGCCAGGAGTGCCTGAACGGCCTAGCGGCATGAGCGCCGGTGCACGGAAGATCTGGGACACGCTGGTTCCGGAGATGGCGCCATCTGGCGTTCTGCGAAACGTGGATGCTTTAGCTCTGATGCACCTTTGCGAGGATGAGGCAATGCTCGACATGTTGCGCAAGGGCCTGGCGCAGATGATGCGCGAGCTTGTGAAGAAGGCGAAGGAAAACAAGAGGGACCTCCCAGGCGGAGCGCTCATTCAACTGAGCCGCACAATCGAAGGCCGTAGGACGTTGAGCACTATCCGGGAACTCTCCGCTCAGATCATCGTGCAGCGCCGGGAATTTGGCCTCACGCCAGCGTCGAACGGCCGGGTACAGGCGGCCGGCCCTGGTTCTGGATTCATGGATCCCCTGGAGAGGGCCCTGTGTGGCTAACTACCACCCTGAGACCTGCGCGTACTGCCAAGCCGACACTTGGTGCGAGACAAGAGCCAACGGCAAGCCGCAGTGCCGCGCCTGCCAGGTGGAACTGTTCTTTGCCAACGTCCTCTACCCCCCGCTCAATTACCGGCTGCTCCCATGGCAGAGAAAAGTCATCCGAGATTTGTATGGCACCGTGCAGCCAGAGGACGGCTCGCGTCGGTATCGGCACGGGTATATCTCAGTTGCGAAGCAGAACGGGAAGTCATTTCTATTTGGGGGCCTCCCGATCTATCACCTGTTGATGGAGAACGAACTGAATCCTGAGGCATACGGTTGCGCTGCGGCAAAGGACCAGGCGGGGATCATCTTCAAAGCGGCGGCGCGATTGATTAACGCCAATTCGGATTTGAGGTGGCGGTTCAAGCTTCTTGAGAGTAGTAAGCGCATCCTGCTTCAGGACGGCAGTGGCTTCTATGCAGTGCTTTCAGCCGATGGCGACGTGCAAGATGGTATCCGGCCCAGTCTACTCCTGAGAGATGAGGTCCATCGGTGGAAGACTCTGCGGGCGGAGACCCTTTATGATGTCGTGACCAAAGGCCAGATTTCCCGGGACGAACCGTTGGACCTGGGCATCAGCACGGCCGGCGCTGAGTATGAATCACCGCTTTGGTTTCGGGAATATGAATATAGTAAGCATGTCCTGGATGGGTCTCTGAGCGCGGATTCCCACTATGCGGCCATTTATGAGGCCGATGTCAAAAGGATCGACAGCGATCCCGAGTATTGGAAATCTCGCGAGGCACGAGTCGCGGCTAATCCTAGCCATGAAGATTTGGGCGGCTTCCTGAAGGATGCGGCCATCGTCGGAGAGCTGGAAAAGGCCTTGACTCAGCCTTCGGAACGATCAAAGTACCTGCGGTACCACCTGAACGTGCCAATGACGACGCAGGAAGACCCCATCATCGACATGCCCAAGTGGCTTCGATGTGGCGGCGGCGAGGATCTCCGCGAATGGCCGACCTACGATTTCGAACTGCTTATGCGAAAGTGGAACCTAATCGAGAAACCCTGCTGGGCCGGTGTCGATGCCTCTTGGACTACAGATTTAACAGCGGTCGTATTCGTCTTCCCGCCGTTTGCTCAGGATCGGCACGGGCCAGGCTGCGCAGCCTGGACACTACTACCGTTTTTCTGGTTGCCCGACGGGCAGATCCCGAAGCTGGAACGCGTTTGTCGGGTGCCACTGTCGGCATGGGTGCGCCAGAAGTTTGTCGAGACCACGCTGGGGGAGATCATCGACCAGCGCGCCGTCATGGACCGTATTCGCTGGGGCAGGCAGATGTTTGACCTCCAGGAAGTTCCTTACGATCGCTGCAATTTTCGGAGTGAGGCGATGAACTTGGTGGATGACGGAATTCAGGCTGTCGAAGTCAACCAAACCTTCCTGTCTCTGAGTTACGCCACCAAGTTTCTCCTGGGTGCCTATCTCGCGCAGAACCTTCGCCACGGGAATCACCCGGTGCTCAATTGGATGGCGAGCTGCCTTCAACTGCAATACGATCACAAAGACAATTGTCAGCCGTCGAAGCCGGAGCGGATGAGATCATCGAAACGGATCGACGGGATTCAGGCGACAGTAACAGCCCTCGTTCGGGCGACAGTTGCCCAGGATACTTCGAACAACTATCCGATCATCAGGAGCGTTGGTTAAGGCATGGCATGGCTTGAGAATTCGCAAAGTCATATAGCTTCGCCGGCCGCGCCGCCGCTCGCGCCCAATTTTAAGGACACCTGGCTCATCACGAAAAATGTTGATCACAGTTGACCCACTTAGCTTCCAGAGTGCGCCTAGTTTCTTAACGGTGTAATGGCGCTCGATCCCACCGGTGGCCGCAGTAGCCTCAGCTATCCACAAGTGTTCCTGGCCAAGTCGTAAAGCCAGTCGATCACTTTCGTTACGATGCCGCATCGCGGCGGCGCGCCGCTCGTATTCTTCGGACCACATGACCAAGGGAAACCGTCCCGCGAGGTGAATCGAGAGCGGGCAGGCTCGTAAAGATATCACGATGGCACTGCGCAACGCGACCCTCAAAAGCTCGCGTCGAAATGCGCTATGCTCGGCTTATTAGGCGGGAACGGTCGGCTGACCAATGCCACTGAGTCGTCCTGCCGTCGATTGCGTCATGCTTCTCGATCTGGGCAGAGCGATTTCCTTTTTCCTTACGATCATTTCCCTGTTAGCGCTGTTCAATACCGCTTTCTTCGTCACCGGTACGAGCTGGGAACAACGTCTTCTTGCCAGCATCACACGGGTGGTCCTGGCCGCGTGCATTTCGCTCGCTAGCGGTCTGGCCTTCCGGTACTCGACCTATCCCAAAGTCCATCTGTCGAAAACCCTTCCTGTGCGTCTCTTTCTCTGGACTCTCTTCGGCGTAATGCTCCTGTTTCCGGTGGCGTGGTATTTGGATGTCTATTACGTGCCGCTGCTATGGCGCAATCAGCCTTGACCCTTTAGATTCTCAAACACATTCCGCTGTCCTTGTTCCCGAATTGAGGCGCTGCTGTGGTTCAACCGACTGCGAGAGGAAGTGACGATCGTCCGTTTACCGTGGGTCCAGGTCAGCCCGATTTAGCTGTGCCTTCTTCCGTAGCCAATTAACGTGATGAGTAGTGTCGCGGAGGCATCCAACTCACTGTGGTCCACAGTGGTGCGTTTAGGAGATTGCGTATGAGTGCAGGCCGATGGAACTCGCCGAGCCCTAGAGCTAGAATCGACCTGATGACAACGCTCCCGCGTCTCGCTCGGCTCGATGACTACTTTCCGAGCCTTTGTCGGATGGTCGCCAAAACGAGCTGGCTTCCCCACCCTGACACCGTTCGGGCGATGGGGCGCGCGGTTTTTCCAACCTCGCGCACGAGGAAGGGCCATCCGCGCTTCGAACCCATTCTGCACGATGGGCGCAAGATAGGGATGTACGACGACAATACGACGCCTACATGGGCGCTCCTTTGGACGCATGGAATCGTCGGAGGCAGCCGCACTGGCTGGGCATTCGCGCACGTCTGGACCGCTTCAGATGACGTCAACTCTTACACGCATCCTGCAAACCTGGCGATGGTGCCAGAGTGTCTCGCGAGCCTCACCGACAAGAGCGGCCCGCTAACGGCCTATCTTCGCTGGCACGCATGGACTTCTTACGGGTGGAAACCCGATCACGTTGCTCAACCAGATATGCCGACTGGCTTTACCGACCTTGAGTGGAGATATTTCGCAAAGTTCGACGAGCCTAGAAGCTTCATCGCTCAGCGGATTGCGAAACTGGACAACGCGCGCATTCGGTTTCTTCGGCCAATTATGCAAGAGCTCGGCACGTTGTGATCCTGCGCTGGCAAATGGCTCCCGTAGAGACAACGTACGTCTGCCTGGTCCCGAGGGTGCAGATCAGCCCGATCCGGGCTGCCCTATCGAGTACGCCGATTCGAACGCGATGTCTTAGTGAACCCAGCTCAGGCTTCAGTCTCAGTATTCGGTTTGGGCGTTACGCGACCAAATGCCAGTACACCCGTAAACGCGACCTCACGGAGGTGTTCCAACAAGCGCAGACTTCCGCGTTGGCTTATCGGCGACGATTCGTTTTGTCACGCTTTAGGTCTGAAGCATTTTTCGATCATGCGGGGGGAGTGCCGTGAGCCCGCCCTACTTTCATTCGCTATCTCGGTTTCCTAACTTCAGCCCCCCGATCGACTGACAATAGCCGAGCCACTCCAACGTCAAAGCATCCAGGACATCAGGAGCAGAACCGAGATCCTGCCGTTTGATTGGCTGTGTCAAGACAAGCGAATAGGCCGCCGTCCTTCTCCACACGGCAAGCTCGGCTCTTTTGTCGGAATTGATCGTAGACTTCATCCCGGCAGCCGACAAAACCCAGGATCATCGCTGCTACGATAGTGCCACTTTGGACAGTGACGTTTCTCGCGACTTCTCGCCTCAACGCCGTGCTAACATCCCGCCAGAGTCGAAGTTCAAATCCGCATGTATCCTGAGACACTTCGGGGATGGCCAGCAGAACGCATCGTAAATGCTCGCAGCGGTCTTTCAAAGACCCCACATAGCCCTCTTGTTTGTCGTAGTTCTCGTCCCACGTCTTCACCTCGATGCCTACAAGTGCGCATTCGGGCTCTCCGAAGATGATCAGAAGATCGATTCGACCTTCACAGTCGGGGGCACCTTCCTTAACGAAGGCTTCCCTTTCTACTCGGTAAACGGTTTCCGAGCACAACGTTCGGAACTCCTGGTCCTGGACGCCCAAGACGCGCAGGACAGCCTCCGCATCACGGAATTGCTGCAATACCCATGCGAGCCAGTCGGAATACGCCTCCTCGCGATCTTTTCCCAACCAGCGGTGGAGTCCGAGATCACACACGAGCGGGTCCTCGAACTTGAGTTGATCGCTTGAGCGCTCCAAAAGTTCGCGTAAGGCTTTCGAATCTTCCATGAGGCGGGGTTGGACGGCTTCGATCAGAAACTCTACCGCCGACCAGTCAGGTAGTGAGGATGACGAGGGGGCATACGCCTTCCCCCAATCGGCCCACTGATCTAGCGCAGCGATCCTGTTAAGTTCGTCCATTCCAAGTAATCGATGATTCCCATGTGGGAACCTTCGCGTTGGGCGAGTCAGATCCCATTGTCACTCACTTGCGCTGTGTCGAGTGGTCGGCAAAACCAATAGGCTGATTTGTTGCAATCTTGACTTGTGTCTTGGCTCAACCGCTTTCAGCCGGGCCGCCGATCCTAAATCGTGGCGCTTCATTTGGAACATTTGATGTTAAGGTTCTGGCTGAGAGCGGCACCCATTTTGCGCGGTGGCCGGGGTACGAGCGTGGTCTAAGCCTGCCCAGCGAAACGCGCTAAATCAAACCAAAACAAGCAAAAAACGCGCGTACTGAGCGCAGGCGCCGCATTTTTCAAGCGTTTTTCAACGGTTAATCAAAAAGAATCAAAACGGGTCGGATTAACGTTGACTTTCCGCTAACACAAGAGCGTTCATGGAGTTACCGTGAAAACAATTGGGTATGTTCGCGTGTCAACTGACAAACAGGCGGATCGAGGGGTTTCGCTCGAGGCGCAGGCCGAAAAGATCCGCGCGATGGCCGTCGTCCACAACGCGGAATTGCTCGAAATAATCGTCGATGGGGGCGAGTCCGCGAAAAGCCTGAACCGCCCCGGCATGGCGCGTTTGCTGACACTCGTTGACGCCGGCGAAGTCCAGACGGTCATCATCGCGAAGCTCGATCGGCTTACCAGGAGTGTGAAGGATGTGTGCACCCTACTGGAGCGGTTCACCCGGCGCGGCGTAGCGCTGGTGTCCGTGGCGGAATCGCTCGACACTGGCTCGGCCGCTGGGCGCTTGGTGCTGAACATCATGACGGCTGTAAGTCAATGGGAACGCGAAGCCATCGGGGAGCGGACGCGGGACGCCATGAGCCACAAGCGTACCAACGGGGAGCGCGTAGGGAACATCCAGTTCGGCTACCGGCTTGGCCCGGACGGCAAGCACGTCGAGCCCGCCCCCTACGAACAGGCCGTCCTCGTGGAGATACGCAACATGCGGCAGAACGGCCACACTATGCGGGGAATCGCAACTGAGCTGAACGACCGGGCGCTGCGGACGCGTCGTGGTTCTGCTTGGCGGCTGGAGCACGTGGCGCGAATCCTCAACCACGGCAAGGCAGCCCGCTAGTTCTGCCCGTTCCTTTCGCCAGTTCTTCCCTTGTCGTGGCGTTCGCGCCTTAGGGGACCTGAGGGCGACCTCCTCGCCGAAAACGCCACCAAGGGCGCTTTCTGCCCCAAGAAGTGGCATTCTAGGCCGCGAGGCCCCGAACATTCCGGGGTACGCATGGTTTATCCCCCAATTCCTCCGAACCAGTGACGTGACCGGTCCGTGACGTCACTTACTCGGTCCGGACAGGCGACATCATTGACACTTTGGACCGGTGACATGCTTGACACTCATGGCCTGAGGCGAAGCTTCCGAGAGAAGGGCGAAGGAGAATCCGATTGCC